ACGGATCATTTTTGGACATATCCCAATGGTTCGGAAATTTGGATTGCAGGATTGGACGATGAAAAAAGAGTAGAAAAAATTCTAGGTAAAGAATATTCAACTATATATTTCAATGAGTGTTCACAGATTAAGTATAAATCAGTGCAGATAGCAATTACCAGATTGGCAGAAAAAAATGAGTTAAAGAAAAAAGCATATTTCGACGAAAATCCGCCAACCAAAAAACATTGGAGTTATTCTTTGTTTATCCAAGGTGTTGATCCAGAATCTGGCGAACCTGTTAACAGAGATGATTACTCAAGTATTATTATGAATCCTCAAGATAATATCAAAAATATTGATGAGGATTATTTGAAGTTATTGGCAGGATTACCAGAGAAACAAAGGCAGCGTTTCTTGCTAGGTCAATTCATAGATTCAGACGATGGCATTGCTTATTATGCATTCGACAGAGATAAACACGTTGCACCCACAACACTAATTCACGGCACCAGATTTGCTGGTATGGATTTCAACGTTAATCCAATGACGGCAGTTATCTGCCAAGTAATCGGCGATGAATTGCATGTTCACGATGAGGTTTGGTTAGAAAATAGCGACACTTATAAAATGAGTGATTACCTAATAAAGGAATCACACGGCGGCGCATCTATTATTCCAGACAGCACTGGCAAAAATAGAAAAACGTCAGGGAAGTCGGATCATTTGATTTTAAAAGAAAATGGATTTACAGTTATCACAACGCATAATCCATTTGTCAGGGATAGGGTAAACAATTTGAACAGGCTATTTACCGCAGGCAGGATAAAGATAAATCCTAAATGCAAAAAGCTTATTGGCGACTTGAATAAAGTTTCTTGGAAGGACGATGATTTAGATAAAACAAGCGACCCAATGCTAACTCACGTTTCCGATTGTTTAGGTTATGTTGCTTGGAAATTGTTTCCGATGAAAAAAGATTTTGAATTTAACAATATACCGCAGGATAGACGATGATTAATCAAGATTTGTTACTAACAGTTGAAGGCCGTAGAAAAATTGTCGAGATTATTGAATCAAATGAAAATAAAGGACGTAAAGCAGAGTCATATAAAAAGAGCGAGATATTAAAGGACCGCTTGGATAATTATGTTTATGCTGAATTACGCAAACAGTTTGACGAGCAAACCATTATAGAAATGCCTGTTGTTAAATCAATTAATATCTGTAAACGCGCCATCAATAAAAGTTCAATCGTCTATCAAGAGCAACCAGACAGACGTATTGCCAATAGCGAATATGATTTACAATCGCTTTATCAAGAAATCGGGGTTAATAAGGCAGTTTGCTCTGCATTGAAATATTACAAATTGCATAGACAGATTTTAATGCAAGTTGTTCCGGCCAATGGGAAATTGACAACAAAGATTTATCAACCGCACCACTATGATCCGATCATGGGCGATAATGATATAGAGAATGCTGCTGGTTATATTATCTCTGCATATGACAAATCAAACGAGGCATATGAGCAAGGTAAAAGGCCTGCGCCAGCGACAGGGACATTTTCAATGTCTGCTCAATCGACAGATCAATATAATGAAACAGCTCAAATGCGAGAGAAAGAAAAACAGAAAAATAAAAGATATGCTGCTTGGACCAAGCAGTTGAATTTTATTTTCAATGGAGCAGGGGAAATTGTTTCTGGCGATAATGTTTCAAATGAATTAGGCATATTGCCGTTTATCGAAATATCAGATGTAAAAGAATACGAATATTGGGTTAGACAAGGATCGCCTTTTTCTGATTTTACAGTTGAGTTTAACACTCGCATGAGTGAGGCAGCTCAAGTTGTAAAGATGCAGGGATTTGCGCAGGCATGGTATAAAGGCAATAAAGAGGCATTGCTACAATCGGTAAAGGTTGGACCTAACTACGTTTTAAAATTACCTAATGATAAAGAGGCAGGAGTCGAAACAGATTTTGGATTTGCCACACCTAACGCCGATATTGGCGGCACAATTGAGTTTTTAAAAGTATTGTTATTTATGTTTCTGTCGAGTCAATCAGTTGATGGCGCTATTACGTCTGATAATTCTGGAGAGTCATATGCCAGCGGATTTGAGCGATTAGTTTCAATGATAGACAGAGCAATGAGCAATAAAGATGATTTCGAGACATTTACAAATGCTGAAATTGCTCTATTCCATTTAATTAAAACGATGCAAGGTAATTTATCAAAAACTGCCACGTTGAATTTAATGAAGTCGCCATCTATTCCGGCAGATTCAGAACTATCAATTACATTTAAAAAACCACAATCAGAAAAAACTGAAACAGAGGAATGGGATTTAATGGAGAGACAATTGCCGCAAAACGTAGTTTCAATTATCGATTACATTGCAAAAAAAGAAAATATAAGCAGGACCGATGCATTAAAGAAACTGCAACAAAACATTATCGATAACAAACTGGCGACTGGCGAGATAGAAGAAAAAGCAGACGTTAGTAAAATGGACAAAATCAATAAAGAAATGGAGCAGGACGATATAGAGGAATAAAATGAAAATATCTCTCTCAATGGACGAGGTAAAGCAGGAGATAAACTTGGCGACATTGCTAGGTTATAATCCGAGCAAAGCAGAGGCAGATGCTTTTTTCGAGATAGCGAAAGAAGTAATAATAGAAAGAACACAATCAAATAAAGATATTAACCAGAAACAATTTAAAGATTATTCCGAAGGCTATGCGAACTTTAAAGGTGTTTCAGTCGATGAGGTTGATATGACTTTATTCGGCGATATGTTAGAGGCAATCGATTATGATTATTCCAAAGGAAAATTTACCCTCAAGATAGACGACGATAATGCAGTAAAGGCATTTGCTCACATGACAGGTTACGAGGGACACCCAACAATTGAGAATGGACCTAAAAGAAAGTTTTTCGGATTAACAAAATCAGAGGCAACACTAATTGCTGAGGCCATTGCAAGGTCAGACGATCAAGGCGAAAGAACAGCAGCAGATATTGTTGAGCAAGAGGATATTAGGGACATTGTTAGAAATCTTAGATTAGAGGCAGAATGAGCACTAAGGTGACAATTAACCTAAAAGGATTAGAGCGAGCTACAAAGGCGCAAAAAAGAAAAATATATTCTGCCATTGCTCGCAGTGATTTCAAGGAAACACTTAAAAAAGAATTAATAATAGAAACAAGAATTGCCGGATTATCGCCATCATTAAAAAGAGCGTCTATAAAATATAGGGAATACTTAGCGCGATATAATAATATGCATGCAAAATTTAGAGCAGCATTTTCAAATTTAACCGCCACTGGTGAGCTATTGGATTCAATGAAATCATTTTACGTTACTGCTCAAAATCAATTTAGATTTATCTTTCCAGAAAAAAAACATAAACCATACAAGAAATCTAACGGCAGGAATATGAAAGGCAAACAATCAACTATGAAGCAAATCTATGAATGGCAATCAGATGCAGGCAGGAACATTCAAGAGCAAATTGTAACTAGAAAATCATTTCTTGATAAAGTTAGTGCGATGTTAGTAAAATCTGTGCAACGCTTTATCAGGTATTGACAAACAAACAGGAGTATTTACAATGAGTAAAACAGGCAGCTCCAGCGGAGCAGATCAGAACGCCAGCGGCGATGCTGAATCAATCGAAACATTTAAAAGACGCATCGAGGCAATGGAGAGTAAAAACTCTGAATTGCTCGGAGAGAATCGGAAATTAAAAGATAAATATTCCGAAACTCAAAGCGCCCTTGAGGCACATTCTAAGAAGGAATTAGAAGCCCAAGGAAAGTTTCAAGAACTTGCTGGTAATTACCAAAAAGAGAATGAAACTTTAAAAAAACAACTAGAGGAAAAAGAGAAATCCTACGGTTGGAATGTTGTTAGCAGCGCGATTAAAAACGTTGCTGTTCAAAACGGTTGCCTTGCTCCTGACGATTTTTTAAAAGCTCTGGAAAAAACAGACTTGGAAAAAATTAAGGTTGGGAAAAATTATGAGGTTGATGCCAGTACGGTGTCGGGCCTAATTGGAGAGTTAAAAACTAAAAAGAGTTACTTCTTTAAATCGGACGCAGTAACAGTTAAAGATGTGGCACCAGTTGATAACTCGAAAAATGAAAAACCAAAAACGCTGGACGCGTTAAAAAGAGAAGACATAGAAACAATGCTCAAGAAAGGGCAGTATAAAAAATAAAAAAGGGAGTAAACAATGGCAGACGTAGTAACAGGCAACACAGAATTAGGCGCAACAAAACAGGATTTGATCCTTGCACTAGTTCAAAAAGAATTGGCATTCCAATCAGTGCTAGGACAATGGTTCACTGATTTATCAGTGTTCGCAGTGCCCGGCGCAAAATCAATTGCATATCCAAAATTGACCAGCTTTACAGTGGTTGATCGCGTTGAGGCAGCTCAAGGCGACGCGAGCGTTTTGACCTCCACAATCGACACATTGAACCTAGATAACAATGCTTATATTGCATACATCTTGGACGCAATGACAAAGAAACAATCAAACATCAATTCAGAAATGGAGTTTGCAAAACGCGCTGCTGCTGCTCATGCTCGCTATTTCGATAGCGCCTTGATTTCAGTTTTAGGGCCTGCTGCTGCTCACTATCAAAACGTAGGTGCAGATGTTGATGTTACATTTGCCAACTTGCAAGATATGCGTAAACGCTTTTTGAAAAATGATGGTAATGCTCGTCAGGGTTTCTGGTTGGCCTCAGTTGCCCAAGAAACTGTTATCATGGGCCTATCACAATTTCAAAAAAATCTTGAATACGGCGGTAACGCAGTTGTTCCAGATGGTGTTATCGGTAAAATCTTTGGTATGCCAGTTATCGTTCACAACGGATTGGCAGATAAAGAACTTTACCTTTGCGAAAAAGAATCGGTTGCCTACGGTTTCCAATCTGGTCCGGCAATGGATTCTCAAAAAGCAAACGAATTTGGCGTAGGCGCCGAGCGTGTGGCCATTGATCAATTGTTCGGAGTTAAAGCACTACACACAGATGAGAAATCTGCTGGCGCTGGTAATTCTGCCTTGATCTTTGCTCTAAACGATTAATTACTTAAAACAGCAGGGGAGAAATCCCCTGCTTTATTTTTATGCAAGTAACATCGCAAACAAGTCCTAGTTTTTTAAAGTCTAAGACCGCAGAGGGATTAGTTAACTTGATGCGAGTTAATAACATAAAAAGAAAAATCTGGTTTAATTATCAGATCAATTTTGCAAACGGTTACTTTTATGCGTGGTTCCATGTTGAACTTGAACAGACGATAAAAGAGGAACTTGATGGCACTGTCAACCTCAATACATGATAGGGAATTTACAAAATTTGAAGAGGTAAATTCACAAACAACGGTTAGGGTAAAGACAGTTTCTAATCCATCTCCAAACGGCGCAGCAGTAACAGCAACCAAGGCGCTATCGACAACATTCCAATTAGCATCTGTTGGCGTTTCAAATCAAGCAAACAGGGCATTGCTAATTATGCAACCGTCTGGGGCATCTGCTAGATTTTCATTTTCACCGTCTGGAATACCAGCGTATAATTTTCCAACAGCAAACCAACCATATATTTTAAACGTAGGGCCATCAGTGAACGTTTACATTGGATCATCATCAGGCACGCCTAACATAATATTGACAGAGGTTTCCCATGTCTGATGGTCTATATAAAATAATGATTGATGAGGTTAATTCAAATTTAACCTACATTGGCAAGGCAGAACCTGGCACTCCGCTAAGTTCCTCTTTGTGGCAGATAATAACAATAACGCCAACAGGTGTTTTGAGCGCAGATGGGACAGATGAATTTATTAAAGTCTGGAATGATAGAGCAAGTTATTCATATTCATAAAGAGGTATTAAATGAGCAAGTCCAACACAACCGAAAATGACACTTTAAAAATGCTACTAAAAGGAGTCGATCCTTCCTATAGAGGTAATGCAAATATTTACTTAGCATTATTTACCGCCGATCCAGGCGAGGCAGGTTCACTTGCTGCCGAGGCCGATTATACAGGCTATGCAAGACAAACAATTATTAAATCATCTGGTTGGACCGATGGCGGCAGCACATTTACTAATGCAAATTTAATTCAATTTCCACAGTGTACAGGCGGTTCAAATATTCTAACCCATTGCGCGCTAGTCGAAACATCGTCTGGCGCGGGCCAAGTGTTTTATAAAGGTGCATTAAACGCATCTTTGACCGTGCAAAACTTAGTGCAACCGCAATTTAGTATTGCAGCATTATCAGTGAGTGAGGATTAAGATGAGTAATCAAAAACCAATTATAGTGGAGCTTGGCTCTGTTCTAACTGGCGTTGGCGCTATAAAAAAGAAGGATAAAAAATAATGATTGTTACAGGTGACTTAGTTGATGCGGAATTATCGGGGAAGGTTATTTATACCTCATTCCGAAAATTACCCAATCAAGCATCTGCATCAAGAACTTGGTTTGATACATCTATGTCGCCTGGCTATCCGTCCGCTCAATATTATGCGGCCATACCATTAAACGCCACTGCTTTAAGTTATTCAGTAAATAAAGGAATTTTTAACGGTGGGAATGTTTCACCTAGTAAAAAATATTTGAGGCAAATTAGTATTTACGGAGGCAGTGCAAACTATCACCCGTCCAGCTGGATTTTGTGCGATTATTTAATGTTCTATTCCTTCATTGATGAGTCAACGACTGACGAGCAAATGTTAACTACGTCAATACCATTGCCAAGGTATCCAGACGGATTTGGCGTTAACATGATGGCGGTATCGTTAGGCGCTAGAACAGGCGGCCAAACTTTTACGGTTAAATATACCAACAGCGACGGAGTTACAGGCAGAGTTTCTAAATTGACTTTACAAAACACTGCATCTGTTACTGGGAATATTATTAATAGCCATACAACTAACAATGATCCAAATAGCTACGGGCCATTTATACCGCTGCAAGATGGCGACAAAGGCGTGCGAAAAATAGAATCTGTTACGATGAACGGCGTTGATATTGGACTTTTTGCGCTGGTATTAGTAAAAGTTATTTCATCACAAAGCACATACGAGATAACAGCATTTAGCGAAATTGATTTTCTTGTAGATAAATCATTAGTGCCGGAAATAAAAGACGATGCATATTTGAATTTTTTATGCCTTCCTGTTGGAAGTGTTTCGGGTAACCAATTTATAGGCGAATTAAAAACGGTATTTATATAGAGGTATTTTTATGGCCATTTCATCTTTAGATTCTTTAACAAATGCGATTACTAGCGGCAGATTTCATCGTCAAGATTGGAATAAAAACTTCCTTCCAACAGCTGCAGCAGTCGCAGGGGAATGGCATCATTTATTCAGAGGGACAGGCGCGCCTGGCGCGGATTCGGTGGCTAACACAGGGACAAACTTAGCATTTCAACCGTTGAGTTATTCAACAACCAATGCGACAGGAATTTATTCCGGCCCTGACGTTGGTCCAATGGATAAATATTTAATCAATTTGTCGGCAGGCTCAGGGGCATCAACCTCAATGCCTGCTGTTCTAATGTTGGTTGATTTGGTTGGATTTTATCGAGTAACGACAGTAACAACCACAACGCTGCAATCATTTACAAATACATTGAATGTCAGCTACACATTTACCGCCGATGCATCAACAGATATTTGCACCCATGCATTTTATCAATTAAAAAATTATACCTGTGTTAGACTAACAACATCTGGGACACTGCCAGCAGGATTAGCAACAGCAACGGATTATTTTGTTATTTATTTATCGAACACAACCTGCAGACTTGCTACATCGTATGCAAACGCAGTGGCAGGAACATATATAAACATCACAGATGCCGGAACAGGGACACATAATATTACAACTTTATTGCCACGTTATACCAATGGCGACAGAGTTAGAAAATTTGCATACAACACCAACGCAACGGCAATGGGCGCAGCAACTCCAACGCTTGATTTTAGATATACAAATACTTCATTCACCGGAAGCAGGGCGACTCCAGCTACATTGCCTACATGTAAATCTGGCGCAGCTAACGGAACGGTTCTTTATTCAGGAGCGGGCGCAGGGAAGTATAATCCATTTGTCCCATTAGCCGCTGGTGATTCCGGTATTACATCTGTTGAATCAATTCAATTGAGCGCGTCCTATTTATCTGGCGAATTTAGTGTGATGTTATGTGTTCCAATCGTTACAATCCCTATGACAACAATCGGCGTCTGGTCAGAACGAGATTGCGTAAACCAAATGCCAAGTTTCCCAAAAATTGAAGATGGCGCCTGTTTGAGTTGGTTGTTAATGTCAGGCGCAAACACTCCAACAAACACTCCGTACTATGGACACTTAGATATGGCTTGGAGCTAATACCATGAGTTTGATTGGCAATCATTCGCTGTTTATGAAAAATCCCAATAGAAATATTGGGACGGCCCAGTCAACGCTTAGAAGTAATTTTAATCAATCAGGCGCAGATCAAAACAGATTTATGCAATTCGATAAATTTGTTTGTCAACCAAACGGCTATCGTCCTCCGTACACTTATGTCAATCCAAGGTCAGACGGTGGGTTAGCGTCAACAGGCAGAATAGAAGGCATTGCAGGATTATCAAGCGCCAATCTCGCAGGCGGCAGAAATGCTGAATCAACAATTGTAGGCGCTGGTTCAATTGATTTTGCAAACATGATTTTAATTTTAGAGTTTGCATCAAACATGATTGGAACAGGCCAAATAAACAATGCGGCATTATCCGCAGCGGTATTTGGCGTTTGTTCTATATCAGGCAGTGCAACAGTAGACGCATACATAGGCGCAACAGTTAGCGCATTATGTTCAATATCAGGCGTAGGATCGTCGTCTGCAGGTATTAAAGGCCTTGCTGATTTGTCTGCTGATCT